CAGCCGTGTAACCGATTACTTTATAGACATCGGATACATCTTCAATAAATTGGCTATTTTTTAGCTCACCTGTATCTACAATGTCCCGGGGTGAGCCAACTACACTACCGTTTTGACGCACGGTTTCCCGCGGCCAAGTCCATTTACTATCTTCTATCTGAAAGTTAATTTCTTGGGCAAACTCGCCCACCATCTCATTAAAAGACTCAATGGCTAATTGTCTTCCTAGATTCCAGTTAATCATTAAAAAATAGCTGTAAGTTATCCTTACAGCTATTATAGCAACTTTAGACTAACCGATTACGGACAGTCAACTCTTATGTCTCGTGGTGAGATATTAATTTATCATTAAAGACTCAAACAATTCTTTAAATTTAACGTTTCTCCATCCTTTTTGAATTTTAAAAAAAACTTGTAACTCACCGTTAATACATTCTGTGGTTTGTTTACCAATAGTTTCTATGCCTTGAGTTAAAGAATCCGAAAAAGTGTTACATTCTTGCGTGTAAGTTTTTTGAATAAACTACTGCCCGCAATTGCAGTTTTTCTCGTCTATTATGTATCTTACCTGAAAAGATACATAATAGACGCCATGATAATTAATATCTGCCGAAAAACTTGAGCAACTTTCCCAAAACTCTATTTCTCCAATTGGACTAAAAACGTTTAAAACTTGGTCTTGAAACTCTTGAAATGATAGCATAATTACTCCCGTTGATTCGTTGCTGACAACTGATAACTGATAACTGACTAATTGTCGCAGACAGCTCGAAAACCGATATCGTTCAAGCGGGTGTCGCGGCGGTCGGAGTAGTCACGGTAAGGGGAACGGCAGCTATAGGGACTAAAGCCCCAGGAACCGCCCCGCAGACATTTTCGAGACCGAGAACGATTATTATTAATCCACGCCGTGCTATCATCTGGCGCATTCTTATAACTATCGTGCCAATCGTCTTCGCACCACTCCCAAACATTACCACTCATGTCATACAGTCCCCAACCATTGGGCTTTTTCTGTCCTACGGGATGAGTTGTGTTATTAGAATTTCCATAATACCAAGCGTAATCTCTTGACTGAAACTGATTAGCATCATCACCAAAATAATAGCGAGTAGTTGTACCTGCTCGACAAGCGTATTCCCATTCCGCTTCTGTGGGTAGTCGGTATTCCCGAACCGTTAGTTTTGATAATCTCGCACAGAACTCGATCGCATCGTCCCAACTAACCTGTTCTACTGGATTTTGGGGATTTCCTGAAAAATGTGAAGGATTGGTTCCCATTACCTCTTGATATTGTTCCTGAGTAATTGGATATTTCCCGATCGCAAAACTGTTGACTTTAACTTGGTGTGGAGGCGCGTCATAGTCTGACGCATCGCCTATGAGAAACTCACCTGCTGGTAAGCTCACCATCTCTAGTGTGACTCGATTGGGTAGGTTTTCGGTAAATTGGTTCATTTTGTTAATCCCAAATAGTTGATTTGCTGATAACTGATAACTGACAACTAAAATTACTCGACTAATTGACACACGCAACCCGAAAACCGATGTTGAGGTTGAAGCGGATGTCGGGGAAGAGCCAGATACGATACGCACTGCGACAGTTCCACGGATAGCTGATCCAAGAACCACCGCGCAGACAACTATCTTCGCACCATTCCCAGACGTTGCCGTGCATATCACAGATTCCCCAGGGATTAGGTAGTTTTTCCCCAACAGGATGGGTTTCATTATTTGAATTAGTACGAAACCAGGCATAATCTCCTAGTTCATTTTCCTCATCGCCAAAACTAAATCGGGTTTCTGTACCAGCGCAACAAGCATATTCCCATTCCGCTTCTGTGGGTAGTCGATAGGTTTTCCCTGTTATTTGACTCAATTTCTGACAAAAAGCTTTAGCATCGTCCCAACTAACGTTTTCTACTGGATTTTGGGGATTATTTTTAAAGTGAGAGGGATTGGTTCCCATTACTTCTTGATATTGTGCTTGAGTCACCGGATACTTGCCAATAGCAAAACTGTTGACTTTAACTTGGTGTGAAGGCTTTTGATGATTTTGAACATCGGGATCACTATCAGGAGAGCCTATGAGAAATTCACCTGCTGGTAAGTTCACCATTTCTAATGCGACTTGATTGGGTAGTTTTTCGGTCATCGTGAACTCCTTTGGTTTTTTGGTATATACCTATAATGACAGGTATATGTTTGTATGTCAAGTGTTTTTTTGTTTTTTTTTCAGCCGATAACGACGACATCTTTCGGCGTTAGTCATTGAATCAGGGTGGGGGGGTTTTCCTGCCGGATTACCAGTAAAATGATGATTGCAATCCTTGCATCGGTATCTCTGTTTTCCTGACACAGAGAACCCTTTTTTAGAGATTTTCTGTGATTGACATTTAGGACATTGCATTGTCATTTAATGATAGATGAGAATACTGTAACAGTAGATCAATCCATTGATCTTTGGTGTAACCTAACGTTTTCCCGTTAATGGTTGAAGTAATTAGTCCTATTTTGCTTGCAAGTGCTACTAATTCAGTAGATTTTAGCCTTTTAAGACTTCTTTCTGTTTTAACAAATAGTTGCCCGTGTTCGTGAGAACCAATAGTGACATTTTTGAATTTTTGAGCAAATTCCTTTAATGTGTTTAACCCGTTCATCTGTTTAACTCTTTTGTGTTTGTTTTTCTATATCCCCATTGTAGGGGATATGTTTGTATGTTGTCAAGGGGTTTAAGAAATATTTTTAAACCCCGATTAGACTAGCTAAGATACATAACAGACATAGCTTTAAGTGCGATGGTTTTTTGACAAGGTGTACCTTGCAATTCAAATTTTTTGTAAAGACTGCTTTTAATCCCAGATAACCGAGATTTTGTTACACATTGATCCTCAGCAATGACCTCTTCCAAATGATAGGGAAGCTTCCAAAGGATTTTTCGTTCTTGATCGGTCAGTCCGCCCTGATAATAAGGAATATCATAGACTTTTTCAAATTCTTCTTTTGAAGGAATCTTTACATTTAGGGACTCTGCTTCTGTCAATACTTTTGAGGTTTTGTCTTCAAACTTTTGAACTCTTTCTTTTTGCGCTTCTTTTTGCGCTTTTAAATTTTCTAAATCAGATAGCTTGGCTTGGAAAATCTCAATTTGAGATTTGAGATAATCAATCTCATTTTGAATGTCAGCGACTTGAGAATCAATTTTGTCGATGGTAGCAGTAGTCATAATCGTGAACTCCTTTGGTGTTTTGGTATATACCTATAATGACAGGTATATGTTTATATGTCAAGTAGTTTGTCAAACTTTTTTATTATCTTTTTGTAGTTTGTAGATTTACCTATAGTTACACTGATCGCAGGACTGCCAAAAATCTCGGAAAATCAAGCCAATAAAGCAATCACACACTTTTTGACGGATGACAACTGATAACTAATAACTGATTACAGCGACGGATATTTGTCTAGCAATGTTTGTGCTTTCTGATTTAAAGATTGAGCAAATAACTCAATCTCTTCGCAGAAAATTTGAGCCTTTTTAATTTCAGTTTCAGGAATTTGTGTTGTTTCGATTGGTTGTTTATCGTTAGACATGACTTAGTACCTCGTGTGCTTTGGTTACTTTCTATTGTGGATCATTCTCCCAATAAAGTCAATAGATTGGGAGAATCTTTTTTGAACAAGTGTACTACTGATAACTAATAACTAGAAGCTAACTAATCTCTATGTCGTTAGCGTCAGCAAAGTCGTTGACATCCATAAACCAGTCTTTCCATTCATCAGGGTCGGATAGATTGACTTTATCGACTGTCCACTGTCCATGTAAATATAGCCCTGCTTTCCACTTGTCAGGATATGGATGCTTTGCTTTTTCGGTATCGTTGGGAGTAAGAATAAACTGGAGAATGTCTTTTCCCCATTTACCTTTTTTGATATTGTAAAAGCAAGACAATGCGTCAATTAAGTCGTCGCACTCTTGTTGGTAGTCAGCAAAGTTTTCTGGTAATTTAAATTTAGGTTTTTTAGCCTTGTTATCCGTCAGTTTAGGTTCTAGTTTGGTTTCTAGTTGATTGGTTTTTAGTTGCTTGTTTTCCTGTTCCAGTTGATAAATACGAATTTGTAATTGAGTAACAGATTCGTTTAGAACTGTTATTTGATTTGTTTCTTTTTGCAGTAGAGAAACTGTACATTCAAGATCATGTATTCGTTGCTTTAAGTTTTCAATCCATGCTCCACTAGACTCTTTGTCCTGTTTTAATTCATGAATACGGGCCGTCAAGTGGTTAATAATCTCAGATCCTTCTTTAAGTTCACGCCGTCTGAGATTGTGCATCTCTTGAATAGATTGAGTCAATTCAATATTTTCCCATTTTAAGGTTTCCTTTTCAATCCATGCTTTATTGAACTCTTGGTATTCTAAGTCAGGTTCACTTAACAACAAATCAACGAGGGCAACCTGTGTTTTTTCAGAAAAAGATAACTCGTCATCAGTCTTTAACTCATTTTCAGTTTCCTGATTTTCTGGAAGGATGTATTTACAATTATCAAGATAATCCCACAAATTATCAAATTTAACACAGTCCTCTTGATCATAGTTTTCTAGTGCGTTCCAAAGCTTTTGGATGTCATAATTTGCAACAAATAACCCTTGCGTTTTGACCGTAACATAATCACCGTTATCAGTGACTGACAATTTTTCTCCGAAACACTCTTGGTTAATTTGATTGAGGGTGCTTTGGAAAAACCTGATAATTGTGGCTTTTTCGTAAAGTTCGATATTTGAAGTCATTTTTTTGTCCTCTTGTGGGGTGTATTTACAATGATCGAAATAATCCCAAAGATCGTAACAGGAAAGCTCGTACTCTTCTTGACTAAAATTTTCTAGTGCGTCAAAAAGCTTTTGAGTGTCATAGTCAGCAACAGATAAACCCTGTCTTTTGACTGTAACATAATTGCCGTTATCGGTGACGCTTAGTATTCCGTGGTTTCCCTCAAAGTATCTTTGGTTAATTTGATTGAGATTTTTTTCGATATGCTTGATAAGTACCAATGTTTCATACTCGTAAAGTAACCAATCATCATTAATGGAAGTCATAACTTTGTCCTCTTGTGTTTGTTTGCCTAGTCTTATCTTACAAAATTCTCCCAATAAAATCAAGTAGATGGGAGAATTATTTCTGAACGTTTGTACTACGTCTTTGTTTGTAACGTTGGTGTTGATCCTGTTTTCGTTTAGGATCGAGTTCTCGGTGTTCCAAGCAGTATCCAGAATTGTTACGGGTATTGAGTGGCGTAAACTTACCTAAAACTAAGCAAGCAACGCAGTATTTGGTTTCAGGGATAACTGCTTCTGTAGAAAAGTTGATTCCTTTTTTTGCGATTATCTGAGGAGGCTTATCACAGATTAAAGCTACTCTTGTCAAGGCTATGCCCGATAAAGAGTAATCTTGTAGCTTAACAAGACTTAAGTTAGTGTCAATGTTGTCGATTTTCTGAATAGAAGATTTTAAAACTTCAAAATCTTCCAATTCAAGAGATAAGATTAAGATCATAGTGGTTTTTGTTAGTGTTAATACGAAACGGGGAATTATCCCCGTTTTGACTTAGTTGCTTATTACCAAATGCTATAAAAGTGATAACCGCCTTTTATAGCCTCTACGCCGTTGAAATGGGCGTTATTGTGTTTGTAAGCGGCGTATATCTCTTTTTCCGTCGGCAACTCTAGGGGCAAATCAACTAAAGCCGTCACGCTGTAGAGTGTGTCATGACATCCGCAAGCTAAACCCCCCGCAGGAACCTTAACTAGCTCTGAGACATAGATAGTGGTATAATTTAGAACGTCAGTCATATTATGACCGTGTTTTGTCTGAATAGCTTTTGCTATAAAACTAGCAATTGTGTGACTTCCCCAGTACCATCCGTGAGGCCCGATGTAACCATCTTCGTAAATACGAAGTTTGCTGGCTTTAAACTTTTTAATAGTTTGTTCTGTGTTCATGATTTATTTTCCTAAGTGAGGTACTTAAATTAAGCAGTTTACTGACTTGCTTAGGTCACTGAATTTTAGACAATATAAACAAGCTTTCGGACTTTTTTGGTTCACCTTCTCTGTTTAGAATAGATACGGTCTGTTTGGTAAATTTTGTGTTATCAATTACTTCTTGAGGCTTATTTACGCAGGCATCTCACAAAAGAGATTTAATTCTAATTGCTTGGTTTTGGGGTCAATTACTTGAGTTTCGGTTATATTAATTTGAGGCTTAGATTCATTAATTGCCTTTTCTGGTTTCCGATGAAATTCGTCTTTAAATGCTTGTTTTTTCTCGATCCATAGACAGTATTTTTCTGTTAATCCCCTTTTATCCATTTCTTGCTGGTATTGATTAACCCAATAAACTACCTGTAGAAGGAGATGGCGATCTCCCCATTGAATATCTTTTTGTGTTCTAAGGTCTCTTTGCATTGATTGGGCAGCCAAAGAATACTTCCATCCGTCAATAATTTCTTTGTCTGTCAGTTTAGGAGATGGCACGTTGCAGCAGTGTTTTTTAAGGGTAGAAACACTAACAGGGATTTTAACAGTTATATTTTTTACTTTTATTTCTTTTTTGGGCTTTAACCGCTCAATAGCTGATTCTACTTTTAGAATTTCTATAACAATCTTAGCTTTGGCACGATTGCCTTTTGTAATTTTAAGTTGAGATTCCAATCGAGCTAATTTAGTTTGTAAAGTGTTCATGTCGTCGTTGTGTGTATTCTTGCTTTTCTATTGTGGATCATTCTCCCAACAAAGTCAAGTAGATGGGAGAATCTTTTCTGAGCAGATGTACTAAGTATATTTACTCGTTATCATTGTAGATAGATTGTTAATAAAGTGATCGACAATCGAAACCTTTGCAGAGTAAAGGTTTTAGGCTTTGTTAACGTTGTCAATGGTTTATAGGGAAAAAGAAAAGATAAGAAAATATACCAGGCTGGACAATAAAAAGACTGCGAGAGATAACTAAGTTTAGCAATAGAAAGAAAAAACCAAAGTCAGCAATAAGTCTGTTAGTCTGTAGATAGATTGTAGATAAGGTTATCTACAATCGAAATCCTTGCAGAGTATAGATTTCGAGGTTTGTTTATCTTGTCGACACTCTATACAGAGAGAGAAAAAATAGGGAGAGATAAACGAACTGGACAATAAGAAAAGGATAAAAAATCCTGACACGGGGAAATAGAGTAACAATACTAACAAAGTCTAGAACCTATATATATCAATGCTTTTTATTGTTGATCACCTTATCTACAATCTATTTACAAACCAACAAACTATAAACCCCCTATGAGTCCATAGGGGGTTTATATGGGTTTAGGTATTTTTACTGTTTTTTATCGTTTCTCATGAGCATTCGACCGCCTCGCCATCCCCGTGCTTTTTCTCGTTCGGTTTCGAGTAGGTTAAATTTAGCTATATCGCGCTCTTTTTCAGCGTGTAATTCTTCGATCACTAGCCGCTTATAGTCAAGCATCG